CTATTGGGAGTGGTTGTCAACCCATTTCGTACATTATTTTAGTTTTTTTGTTTAAGAATCTTTTTCTTTGCGATATGATGTGTTAAATCTCTATGGGATCAACAGATTTCCATGCCTATTCCGCTATCAAGTGAAAGCAGAGATGAGTTCATTAATGTTCTATGGAAGATGAAACTATGCTTGAAGAATATACTGATGCAGGGCAGAGGTTCTCAGATTGCTTGAGCGCTTTATCAAATGAAGCTGACAAGGCTGAAGAAAAGCACGTTCGGTCAGTTACTGAAACTGATGACTCATATATCGTAGAGTTTGAAAAAGATCTAGACGATTCCGAAGAAGACGAAGAGTCTGATGACGGAGTAATCTCAGAGAAGGGCAGCGAAGAGTATATTGAGTTTAAGTCCGAGATAAAGGCATACGACGAAGACAGTGAGAATTACGGAGTCTTTGAGGGCTACGGGTCTATCTTTAACAACACAGACCTAGGAAATGATGTAGTTCTGGCAGGAGCATTCCTGAAAAGCATAAAGAAAACAGGCCCTAAAGGGGTCAAGCTCTTGTACCAACACAAAACTGATATGCCTATCGGAATCTTTGAGGAGATTGAAGAAGACGGCAAAGGGCTTAAAGTCCGTGGTCGATTGGCAATGAAGACCCAAGCAGGACAAGAAGCATACGAATTAATGAAGATGGGCGCTCTTGACGGGCTGTCTATTGGATTCCGAGTTAGCCCCAAAGGTCAGAGCTATGACGCTAAGACCAAAAGGCGGTTAATTAAGGAAGTAGAATTAATGGAGATCTCACTGGTAACTTTCCCAATGAACCCGAAGGCCAAGGTTCGTTCTGTAAAGGCTGATGAGATTTCAATTAGAGAATGGGAAAATGAACTGCGCGATGTTTTTCATCTTTCTCGTTCAGAAGCGAAAGTAGCGGCTAAGGCCGTTCATGAAGCATTCATTCAGCGCGATGCTGAAAGTCCTGCTGATTTGGCGCAAGCCGTAAAAACCCTAACTCAAACACTAAAAACCTTTTAAGGAGCGAAACGATGGACGATATTAAAAACGCCATCTCCGACATGGGCCAAGCTTTTGATGACTTCAAAAAAAGCTACGACCAAAAGTTGGAAAATGTTGCTAAGGGTGTGAATGACCCACTTCTGGATGAGAAAATCGGCAAGATTGAATCTAAGCTCGACTCTCTTGAAGAAGTGAACCAGCAAATCACTCTCCAAAAGCAGCAAAACGAAAACATCAAAGACCAGATGGATCGCATGGAAACCATGTTACGCCGTCCTGCCTCTGGTGCAGAATCTAAGCAGCGCGATCAAGCTTTGGAAGCATGGGACTCTTTTTGCCGTAAAGGTATTGAAGGAATCTCTCCAGAAGAGCGTAAAGCTTTAACGGTTAGCAACGACAGCACTGGCGGCTACTTAGCTCCCCCAGAGTATGTGCGAGAGCTAATCAAGGGCATCACTGAGATCTCTCCGATCCGAAGCATTGCGCGAACACGCTCAACTGCACAACGATCTATTCAGGTTCCTAAGCGTACTGGTCAATTCGCAGCAGCTTGGGTTGCTGAAAGTGGCACTCGCGCAGAGACTACCGGCTATCAAGTAGGCTTGGAAGAAATTCCGGCTCACGAACAGTATGCCTTGGTAGATATCTCAGAGCAGGATCTTGAAGATTCAGTCTTTGACCTTGAAGCGGAAATGCAATCAGAGTTCACCGAGCAAATGGCTAAAGCAGAAGGCACCGCTTTCGTCACCGGAAACGCTGTAGGCAAACCCGAAGGCTTTATGACCAACTCTGATGTAGCTGAAGTTGTTTCAGGCGCAGCCGCAGCACTGACTGGCGATGGTTTAATCACCTTGGTGCATAGCATTAAGTCTGATTATGGCCGAAATGCAACTTTCGTATTTAACCGCACAACGTTGGCGGCGATCCGAAAGCTTAAAGACACTGCTGGTCAGTATGTTTTCCAAGCTGGAATGAGCTTAGAGAGCGGTTCTCCCAACACTATCTTGGGCTACTCATACGTTGAAGCGGCTGACATGGCTAACGTTGGAGCAGGCAACTACCCTGTAGCGTTTGGTGACTTCCAGAGAGGCTATATGATCGTTGACCGTATTGCGCTAGCCGTATTACGCGATCCGTTCACCCAAGCCACAACTGGCAACGTTCGCTACATTGCTCGACGCAGAGTAGGTGGTCAGGTAATTCTGGCTGAAGCAATTGTTAAGCAGAAGGTTTCTGCATAAGGAGATATAAATGAAAGACTTAGCTAATAACGTCAAGGTCATTCAGTCTATCGCTCCAGTGGTCGGAACGGCTGACGCTAATGGTACTGGTGTTGATCTTCAAGGCTTTGAGTCTGCTATGGCAGTAGTGGACTCGGGCGTTGAGGGTGATACTTTAAGCTCAACCGTTAAGATTGATTTCAAACTTGAAGACTCTGATGACGACTCTACTTACAGCGCGGTAACTTCTGCGTTGCATGTTACGGACGGCACAGTAGATTCAAACGGAATCTTTTTGACTCTGGACGATAACGCTGAGACTCCACAAGTAACCTCTATCGGTTATGTGGGCGGAAAGCGATACCTGCGAGTAGTGGCTGATTTCACAGGCACTCACAGCAATGGTACTCCTTACGCTGTCTCAATTGTGAAAGGCTCTGCCCTGCACAGCACTGACGCTGACACACTAAGCACTGCTTAGTAAGTAATGGATCTGGGGGGTGTAAAAGCCCCCCAATCTTTTGGAGATGATTATGAGGTCTTATAAAATTATTGTTCCAAAGCCATCGGAAGACGCTGAAGGAAAAGTCAACTTCTACGAAGAAGGCACAATTATCGCCATCGCGGATGAAAAGAAAGACTCCGAGGCGGCTGTCATGGAAAGATTCTTGGATAATGGCTGGGCTATTGAAGTAAAAATGGAACCAGCACCTGAGCCAAAAATAACACCTGTAAAAAAAGAATCCGTTAGTTTAGATGCAAAAAAGCCGTCTCCACGGAAAAAGACAGCAAAAAAGACTATTTAAGGCAGATCCATGAGCGATAGCAATACGGTGGATTTGGTTGAGGCAAAAATAGACACGCATGAGCAAGTTTGCGCTGAAAGGTATAAGAGAATAGAAGAGAGAATGGAGTCTGGGGACAAAAAGTTCGGAAGACTTGAGAACATGATCTGGGGTGTCTACATATTAATGATAACCTCGGCAGTCTTGCCAAACCTGATCAAATAGAATGTCTTTAAATTCAATATATGGATTACAATTACGCCGTGGAGAAGTCTACGGAACTAGCGCAGTTTATAAATTTGGATATATCGCGGGGGTCTCCACAGACAAGAAAACTATATCTGACGCAGGAAATGACTTTGATGCACTTTCCTCAGCTCAAGCGTTAAAGGTAAGCTCTAGCAGCGAAGAAGATGCGTCAGCAGGGGACGGCGCAAGGACTGTAAGAGTTGAAGGTGTTGACGGAGACTATGTAGAGATTTCTGAGGAAATATCTCTTAACGGGCAAACTGCCGTAAATACAACAAAAGCCTTCCTTAGAGTCTATAGAGCCTATGTGCTAACCGCAGGATCTACAAATAAGGAAGAAGGTGACATATACATAGGTTACGGGACAGTAACGAGCGGAGTGCCAGCCAGCGTATTAGCTAAGATAACGCAAGGCGAGAGTCAAACCTTGATGGCGACATGGACAGTTCCTAGCGGGCACACCGCATACATAAGCAGGGTAAGCTTTAGCTCTGGGACAGAGGCCACAAACAAGTACGTCACTGGCAGGTTGGAGGTAAAGGAGGTTGGATCTGTTTACAGGACCAAGGAGAAAGTATCTTTTGGGTCTGGGGAGATTCTAATAGATTTAAGCCTTCCTATCACAGTGCCAGAGAAGTCAGACGTAAAATTAACGGCTATCTCTAGCTCGGGAACGCAGGATTGCTCAGGAAGTTTAATTATAACCTACCAAAAGAATTGAGGTTGATATGGCTGGTCTAGTAGTTGATACCGCGCCAACAAGTGAGCCTTTGACGCTATCTGACGTAAAAGACTATCTTAGGGTTAGCGGTAGTTCTGAAGACGCATTGCTCACAAGCTTTATCAAAGCTGTCAGGATTTTCTGTGAAGACTACACGGGCAGAGCTTTGTTTACCCAGACGTTAATCTTAAAGCTTGATACAGACCGAATATCAGAAGACCCTCTTTGGGAAGGCACAAAAGTTGGGCCTTACCTGAACTTCTACAAAAATTTTATATCCTTACCCAACCCTCCTTTGCAGACAGTCACTTCTCTAATAACTTTTGATGACGCTGATTCAGGCACAACTATGGCAAGCTCTCGGTACTATGTGGACTCCGCTAGAGAGCCTGCGCGGGTAGTGTTGAGAACTGGAGAAACCTTCCCAACGGCGCTTAGAGTGGCTAACGCGATAGAGGTGACGTATGTAGCGGGGTATAACTCAGTAGCTAACATCCCAGAGCCTTTGAAGATAGGAATGTTGCAGCATATCGCCTACCTTTACGATCAACGTGGCGACATGAAGGATTACCAACAAACACAATCCCTTCCGCCTATGGTCGCAAAACTTTACCAACCTTATAAGGTGATGAGCGGGGCCGGTGGTTCTAAATACATGGCGCTTGGCTAATGGCAGCTTCAAATGGCGCAATGAGGCAGCTAATCGTAATTCAGTCGGTTAGCAGGGCCGCAGATGGTGGCGGCGGCTACACAAATACATGGAACACCGCTCAAAGCGTTTACGCGCACGTTGAACAATCTTCTGGCACCGAACCATACCTACAGGGGCAGCTTACAGAAAAAGGCATGTGGCGCTTTACAATGCGATACACAGCAGGCATCACAACAGCAGACAGAATAAGCTGGAACTCTACTACCTATAACATCCGAAGCGTTATAAACGAGGATGAAAGGAATAAGTTTTTAGTTATCATTGCTGAGGAAGGGGTGGCCGCATGATAATCATTAAAAACCAGACGCAGTTCCTAAACAATATGCAAAGAAGGCTTGGCGTTCTACCTGAAAAGAATTGTCAGGCAGCTATGTTTAGGGCGGTTAATCTAGTCAAGAATGAAGCAGTCCAAAGCATTATGCGAGGCGCTAAAACCGGTTCAACTGTGAAAAAGTACAATCCCAGCAGGACTCATACGCAGTCTGGAGCAGGAGAGCCACCCGCAAGCGATACCGGCTTCTTGGTTTCAAACATAACTACTGATGTAGAATTATCTGGATCGCGCCTTAACGGTAGAGCAAGGAATGTTGTTGGGTCAGTGGTATCAGCCGCGCCCTATAGCAAAGCTCTAGAATACGGGACGGTGAATATGCCAGCGAGACCATTCATGCAGCCAGCCTTGAAGAAGAGCCAAGGTAAGATAAGGGCTATATTCGTTAAGCAGGGGCTAACAAGTTGAGTATCGGGCAATTTGAACTTCAAAAGACCATATATGCCGCGCTAAACGGCGATAGCGTCCTTACGTCAACTCTGGGCGCTTCAGTGCATGACGAGATCCCGCAAGGAACAGCGTATCCGGTAGTTCAAATTGGGGAAGACACGGCTGTAGATTATAGCGTTAAGGATGAGGTAGGCTCTGAAACAACGGTAGTAATACACGTTTGGAGCAGAGTTGCTGGGTCCGCGCAAGCAAAAAACATTATGGACAGAGTGCATACTTTGTTGCATGATAGTAACCTAACCGTCACAGGTTTCAATCTCATCAATATGAGGATGGAATTTAGTGATACAATTAGAGATCCAGATGGACTCACAAGACACGGGGTCATGAGGTTTCGTGCAGTTATTTTAGGCACTTCTTAACGGAGAAAATAATATGGCAGCACAAACAGGTAAGGCTGTCCTGATCAAAGTGGCAGTCAGCGGAACTCAAACCACTATTGGCGGATTACGAAGCTCATCTATCACCTTGAATGACGAGATGGTTGATGTTACGAATAAAGACTCTGCTGGGAATAGCAGGGTTCTCTTGCCGCAAGGTGGAGTAACATCCGTAACTATCTCAGGGTCAGGAATATTCACTGACTCAGTCTCAGAGAATCAACTGGTCACGAACTTTCGCGCTGGAACATTAGACGCTTATAGTTTTATCGTGCCGGATCTTGGGACATACTCAGGATCATTCCTCATCACTAGCTTAGAGCATGGCGGCGAGTACAACGGCGAGGTTACTTACAGCGTAACCTTTGAGTCCTCTGGCGCGATTGCGTTCGCTTAATAGGAGAATAGATAATGGCTGCACAACAAGGCAAGGCGTTACTGGTAAAGCTAAGTGACGGCGCTGACCCAGAAGTATTCACGACCGTAGGGGGATTAAGATCAACCTCTATCTCGTCAAACAATGAGCTGGTTGACATAACCAACAAGGATAGCGCAAGCGCAAGGCAAATCTTAGCAGCGGCAGGGGTGAACTCTTTATCCATTAGCGGCAGCGGCGTATTTGTTGACTCTGTAACTGACGTGGCTCTAAGGGCAAAGCTAGGCGCTTCCGCTTTCTCCAACTATCAGTTGATCGTTCCGTTGCTAGGGACTTACGAAGGGGCTTTCCAGCTAACTTCATTAGAGTATGCTGGCGAGTATAATGGCGAAGCAACCTACAGCATAACGCTAGAGTCTAGCGGAGCAGTAGCGTTTACAGCCATCACCGGTTAGGAGTGATCTATGTCTTGGAAAAGCGTAACTATTAGTCACGGCAAGACCTCCAAAGCAGGGATGATGAGAGGCGATGAGATTGTTGTCGGCTCTGATTTATCAAGCGCAAAGACCTTAAAGGTTGACGGCAAAACTTTCACTGTAGAAAGCTGCGCTCCAGACGATAGAGAAGAAAACTGGGTATTAAAGCTCCTAAACGGGAGCACAAAGGAGAAGTCAAATGACGAACCCGATGAAGGGGGAGACACAGATAACACTGGCGAAGAATGAGTATTCTTGTCGGCTTACTGTAGACTCCTTAATAAAGATTGAAACTGCTCTAGATAAGGGCATTTTGCAAATTACCCAAAGATTATCAGACGGTGACGTTCGTCTGAACGATCTAGCGGTTGTCCTATACCACGCCCTAAGAGGCGGCGGCAATAATTTCTCTGAAAAAGATATCAAGGGGCTTATACAGGATTCAGGTATAGTCTCTTGTTGTGGCGCAGTCGCGCAGTTATTAGTATCTACGCTTAGTGATCCCAGTGCGGAGAGCGATGAAAAAAAGCAGGAGCCGGAGAGCTAGAGACTATATCTTGGAAAAGATTCTACGAGATTTGCGTAGGGATGGTTGGGATACAGCCATCAGAGTTCTGGCAGATGGCCCCAATAGAGATCTACTCTGCGCTCGCTGGCTTCAAGGAGTTTAACGGCGGCGATAAACAGCAGCCAATGGGTAGATCAGAGCTAGAAGAACTGATGGAGCTAAACCCAGACTAATGGCTACCGTAGAAGAATTAGTAATCCAAATTAAGGCCGACACCAAAGGTCTTACCACTGAGCTTAACGGCATAAAATCCAAGCT